CAATACTATTATAATCAACTTATACACAATAAACTACCAATAAAAGGTACGAATATGAATAAGTCTTGCATTTGTAACAACATGTGTTATTTGGAAGGAACTCCTAATGAAATTAAAACTATTGATAGGTCAACCGATCATTCTTGTATTTGTTATAACACCATGTATTCTGGAGGGAGAGATGATCAGAGTAGGATATTGAGTTTACAACCTGCTGATAATGAAATCCAAAAATTAACCCAATCAGTTAATGAATTGATACAATTACTTAGGGAGAAACTTTAGATTCCCCGTTTTTCTGTTCTACAGTTATTACTTTATCTGCGGCATTTAGTAGATTTTGTTGATCGGTTACCATTATAATTTGAAGTCTAAGCTCTTCAGATAGTTTCTTTATCATTTCCGAAGCTTTTTCTTGGTAAGTAGGATTGTGTAGAAACTTTGTAGGTTCATCCCATATCATCACATTCCTAGATTTTTTGATGGACCATAAAGCAACAGGTAAAGCTATGTTTGAAACTATGTCACAAACCCCTCCACCTCCTGAATTTACAATATCATCAGTCTCTTTTCCATTTTTGGAAAAGATTAAATCGCACTCAGTTTTGTTTCTTCTCTGGACAAAATTTATAGAGAATTTGTAAGGATCTTCCCATACAGAAGCGAGTGCCATTGATACTAAGTTTGAAATATGGTATTCTAGTTTCTTTTGCACTTGTTCTGCCACGGTCTGTACAATAGCCCTTGCCTTAGTTCCCGTTTTTAGATCCTCTTCATATTTCTCTAAGTTAGCTTTTTCTTTAATGATATGCTCTTTCAGTAAATCCCTTTGAGCAATTTCCTTTGCCAATCTTTTTTTATATTCCTCTATCATATTTCCATAATCCCGTTAGAGTTCCTCTACATTTACTGCAAACATTTATAGATTTCGTTTCATAATGGTTTTCAAAAGGGAAACCTTTAAAAGGTATTCTTAAAATTATCTTTTTTAGGTCTTCAGAGTAAACAAATTGCCAACAATAATCACACTTTTTTCTTTCTTTGAAGATCACCATTCATAATTTTCCTTTAATTCTTTAAACCCCTTTTCTATTTCTTCACCTAATGCTATTAATTGGTTATCCATTTTGGTCAAATCTTTTCCTGCTTCTTCAACTGAAGAATACCCTAAGTCTTTTAATTGTTTCATTAATTGGATTTTTTGTCCCTCAAATTGTGCAATATTACTTTTTGCCTTATCTATTTCCTTAGACAAAGAATCTAGTTCTTTAACAATGTCATAGGCCATTACAAACTCTCCTCAATATAAGTTTTGATTGAGTTATCAATTTTGTTATCTTCTATAAATTGGAACAAAGATTCCACAAAATTTAATCCCATCTCTTTTTGCTGTGATAATCCTTTTACGAAAGCTTCTAGTTCCTCATTTCTTTCCTTCTCTTTTTCCTTCAAATCCATAACTTCCTCAATAGGTTTAACGGGAATGTATTGGTATTCAACTTCTTTTGTATCTGTGTCATAAGTAACAATCATAGGCTTGTGGTCTTTTTGATCTATTCTTGATCTCATTAATGACCCACAATTAACCAAGATTTTGTCACCCCATTCTACAATAAAGGATTTGTGATTGTCTCCTGAAACTATTAAGTCAAAGTTATTATTAGCTAAAATGTGATTAGCCCAAGTGTGTCCTTCTTGCTCTGCCCATAGTTTTTCATCTACTATCATCTTATGGATCAAAAGAATGTTTATTCTGCTATTGGTAGTTATCTTCGGGATTTCTTCTCCCCATGAACATCCATAAATTGAAATATCCATAATATTTTTTATTCCTATCACTTCTACTTGTTCTACTTCATTCAAGAGAGCTAATGGGGAGTTTTCTTTTGAAGTGTGGTATCTTAGATCATGTTGTCCAAAAACTGTATAAATAGGTGTATAGCAAAATGTTTTTAGAAATTGCGTTGTTTCTAAGGTTAAGGAATAAGGAGCCATAGGGGAATCAAAAAAATCACCAGGTTGGAGGACTGTAAACTCCTGATTTAATATCCATTCTAATTTTTTAAACAGAGATTTCTTGTAATTATCAATCCTATTTTCTGGCCTATTTGCTCTTATGTGCCAATCTCCAGTACATAATATGATCATGAAAGTATCCTTATCGTTACAGGAATTAATCCTAATTTTACTGCATTTAATCTTTTAGCTGCACCTAAAGACAAGTCAATCATTCTACCTTTTATGTAAGGACCTCTATCATTCACTCTCGCTAATATGGTTTCGTTGTTATTTAGATTAGTTATTCTTAACACAGTTCCTAAAGGTAGCGTTTTGTGGGCTACTGATATATTGTGCATGTTATAAATTTTACCATCAGCCCTTTTTTTTCCATGGAATTTAGTACCATACCAACTAGCAATTCCTTTATATTCTATTTTTACTATCTTTTTGGATGAGGTAGAACTTATCGTATTAAGGGGGGTAAGACTAAGTATAATCAGAAATAATATTATTTTCATCTAGGTATCCTTCAAATGTTATTCTATTTAAAGTTTCATTATCTATTGGGGATAGACAGATTGGACAAATTTTATGTTCCTTTAACAGTTTTATGTATTCGGTTTGGTAGGTTTTTAAATCCTTTTTGTTATATTCTATACTTGCATTAACCAAATTTAGGTTGTTTTTCCAATTTTCAAGTTCATCTGCTTTATACCCTAGTTCCGTTTTTTTATCCAATTTCTCACCTAGAGATTTGTAAAGGGGTTCAACAGTCAACCATTCTCTCTCATTCTTTGTTTTGGTTTTTATCTCTTCTAGGTCAGAAATTATTTTATGTAGGGAAAAGTAATGATACTTTAATTGAACCTGTTTCACCAGTTTTTCTTTTAATACCTTCATTTTTGCTTCAGCTTTTAAAATCTTTTTCTGATTTTCAATTTTAGAGTTCAAATCAGCTACAGAAACACACAAACCACGAACAGAAACACGCTGGATTTCAACGATCTCTTTTTTCTTGACTGATACATCAAGTTTTTCTATCAAAGCAGAAATAAGCTCTATATGAGCATATTTTTCAAGGTCACTCTCAAGGTCAGAAATGATACTTTTTGTGTGTTCTATGCTTGATTTGGTAGAAGTAATTTTGGTGTTAATATTTTTATATAATTTGTCAATTACATCCAGCCCAACTAGTTCATTCAGTTTTCTAGCTACTTCTCCTGGGGAATCTTGTAATAGAAAGTAGGGTTGGTGTTGAGTTTGGATATTGTAGTCAGTTATCTTGGTTATTTCTTGAACTTCTTCAGGAATCTCAGACCTAAAAGCTTCTAAGTTTCCCGATTGTGTAATGTAAACGTTACTCTTACCTCTCTCTTTAGACAACTCACCATCATCAAACTCAATACCAACCCTAGTTATTGCTTCAGGATTATCCCAATTTTTAAAATCATCTCCAAGTGGTTTATTGTTGATAACCCAAAGCAAAGCTCTAATTATAGCAGATTTACCAGAATCGCTGGCACCTGTTATAATGTTTAGGCCTTTATTAAATTCTATGACACTATCTTTGTGGGATTGAAAATTTTCAATTTCTAGGGAATTTATCATTTTTTATCCTTATCTATAATAGCTAAAATTCTTGCCATGTCAGCTAAGGTTAATTTAAACTCTATCATCATTTGCCTGATCTTCTGTATTACTTGTATTGGAATCTCCTTCTCCCTCAAGTTTTCCGTACCAGTCAATCCAATCTCCTAATCTGATGAGAACTAAAGACTTCATCATTCTTTGATTTTTGGTGTGAACGATTACTATAGGAGTCTTTTCCTTTGGAGCGTTTTTCTCTGCTTGCTCCATAAACTTGTTGCCAATAAAGGTCTTTCTGTGTTTTGCTTCTACAGACCAAGGCTTATTAAGGTACGAAATATCTTGTCCTTCTATCGTACCAACCGATTTTCCTCCTGTCATTTTGGCGAGTTTGCTTTGTATTGCTCTGCCTTGTCTTTTATTTCTGATAACCAATTCTACCATTTTTATTCCTCAAAATGTTTATCAAAAGCACTTCTCCATTCTAACTCTTGCTCCACTTCTTCTAACAGATTGTAATTGCTAGGTTTATCCATAAAGTCTTGCTCTGCTAACCATTTTAAATAGCTAGAAGGTATTTCCTCTACAGTCTTTCCTTTAAACTTACCAAAAGTTATTTTAGTCTCTCCATCAGCCATTTATTTCTCCTCATATTTGATAGATTGTTTCATCTCTATTTAGTACCTTTTCCAATTTCTTGAATAATTTATCTAACCTTTTCCCTTCATCGGACCTTCTGATCTTGCTTTTAGTTCCTTCATAGATTTTGTATTGATCTAATAACTCTTTAGCAATTATTCTAATTCCAGGTGCTTCTTCCATTGATTCATAGCCTCTTTGGTGGTTAGGGATTGGAAATTATACTTATCAAAAACTTCCAAAAAGTTTTTCAGATATAAGGTATCAAAATTTTTTAAATGTATTTTAGGTGTTCCTGTAAAAGGAAGTTCTACTATAGGCATGTTTCTATGTAATATATCATTCTCTCTAGCAAATATCAGGGATTTAGTTTTGCCACTAGCCAGTTTACCTGTCAGATATTTGATAGCAGTTTTTTCTCCTACTCCAGGCAATCCTTTAACATTGTCACCTAAACATCCTGTAATAGCTTTTACCGTAGGCCATAAATTAGGAAAAATATTCCACTCCTCTACAAAATCTGCAAAGGTATAAAGATGTTTTTTAGTGATAGAATAGGTGCTTATGATTCTAATTCCTGATTTTAATAACTGATAAAGGTCATTATCGGAAGAAACTATGATATTTTCTAATTTGAAGTTCCAATTTAATATGGAAGCTATTAAATCATCTCCCTCATACCCCGTAAAGCAATAATTATTTGTGAAACCTACCCTGTTTAACAATTCATTTTTAAGCAAGTCAAATTGATTATAAGCGTACCCGTTCAATTTCTTTTCTTCTTCAGTCAGCTTCCTCTTCCTATTGTTCTTGTATTCAGAGTAGATTTCTTTTCTTTTTGAATAAGTAGAATCCCAAACAAACACAAACTGATTTGAGTTAAATTGTTTGGCTAAAGATAGGATCTGTTTGAAGAAACCAAAAATAATACCCACTTGCATTTCTTCATGAGTCAGATGTCCCATAGTATGTTTAACTACATGGCAGATGTAGTTACTGTCTACTAGGATTAACGGTTTATTCATTGGCCCATCCGCAATTTCTACATCTCCAAAGTCTTAACTTTGGATCATAATATATCCCATCATAACCACATTCAGGACATTTCATTATCTTTCCTTTTTCTAACATAAAATATCATTGTATTACCATTATATTCTACTATTTGTTCACATTCATTAGGTTGGCAATCATATTTGGATATAAAAGCTTTTAATATTTCTTCTCTTTGTTCAACGATTTCTTCCATTAATTTTTTTAAATGTTTCATCTTTTATTTCCCGTATTTGCCGTTTGTTATTTTTGAAAGTTCTACCCCTACTAATTTTGCAGCCTCTTCATACCTGTCTCCTTCTACCTGGATTCTATTGTACCAACCTGAAATATGAACTAAATGTCCTGAGGAATCTTTCCAATATATTCCATCACTATTTCTTTCGTTGCTCACACTAACGTTTTGTAGCTTCCAACAATTAATCGGGTTCCCTTTATAATCATATTGAACTATTATCCAATTTGATCCGAAGGTTCCCGCACTAAAAGATGAACACGACCTACTAAATCCAGCACATCCTACTAAAAATAAAAGTGATACACCCACTGCATAATGTTTTATTTTCATTTATCTTTCCTTTCTCTAGGATTAAGGGTCTCATTTGTTTTCTACCCACCAAGCTATAGCTCTGAGTTCATTTGGGGTAAAGTCTCCATCTAATTGTACTTTGTTTTTACTACGTACATAAATATAGGGTGTAAGATTTCGTAACTTATCTTTTTCTAACCAACCTTCATTTTTTAGTATCATAAGAGCCGTTTTATCTTCCATCACTCTCCCCTACTTCAATTATTATTAGTTCACCTTTTTGGTATAATACTTTTAATGACCTGGCTACTCTGTTTAAGGCGTTAGTGGAATTGTAGGCTCCAACTATTTGATTGAAGGAAATTTTATCCTTTATCCATTCTTTTGCTACTTCTATATCTTCTTCATTTATGTCTTTCTTTGACTTTCTTTTAACTTCAAATTTCCTAGCTCTTTCTATTAAAGTTTCTACGCTTTCATCATCATTTTTTTTTACCAAAGTTGTCATTATCTTTCCTTTCTCTTTCTTTGTATAACAAAAGAAGATTCAACTTTGTCCCATATCTCATAAACTCTTTCTTTCAATTTTTGTTCTAATCCTCCTTCTTCTATGTATTTGATAGCATTGTCCATAGATTTCCATTCTTTGGTAAAGCAATCATACATAGATGCACCTGTCATATCTTTTACATATTGTAAATTACCTCTAATATCATCAATTCCGTACCCAAAAAGGATGTAAATAGATACTTCTCTGAAGGGATCATCTACAGAACTTTTAGTTATTTTGCAATTACTTACAATTCCTACAACCTTTTCAACCTCTTTAGCATACCCATCTACCTTAGTTTTCTTTATAATTTTAGAACCTTTAAAAGAAGGTCCTATTCTTATTCTTAGAGAGGAATAAAACTTAACAGCCTCCCCTCCAGGTGTAGTCTCTCCCCCATCTCCCTGTCTTATTTGATTGGTACAAGCTACTAACCAATGATTATTCATTATGATCCTACAAGTTTTTCTAAGTCCTTGAGAGAATTCTTTAGCTCTCCTCATGCCCATCTTATCTTCATCTTCCATTTCTAGTTTGGTAGACAGAGCGGCTAGAGAATCCGAAGCTATTATATTGATAACCTTATCATTTTTAGGTTTCCAGGTGAAGATGATTTCATTGAACAGTTCTGTTACAGTGTCAGGTTGTTTATAATCAAATTGTGATTCCTCTAGACTTATACCATAAATCTTAGCATACTCTTGATTTAATCTAGCTTCAGGGTCTACAAATAAAGCCTCTCCCCCTAGGTTTTGAGCAGAGGCACATAATTCTGCTAAGATAGCTGTTTTTCCTGACCCTGAAGGACCATAAATTTCTACGATAATTCCCCCAGGAACTCCCCCACCGACCCTCACCTTACCTGATATTGCTAAATCAAGTAAGGTGGAGCCGGTTGAAACAACCCTTTCGGTGCTGATCTTTCTGTTTATGATAGAAAGATCAGCCTCTATTTCGGATTGTTGTGCATTATCTATTATGCTTTGGGTTTCTTTGTTCCTTTTTACTAAGCTCACCTTCCTAATCTCCTTGATAGAGGTCTCTTAGGTTCCTCTTTTTTAATTTCTTGTTTTAGTTCTTCCTCTTGTTTCATCTTGATAATATCAGCTTCCTTTTCACAATCTTCTACCCTGGTACATTCTACACATTCATCATAGGCATCAATGTCATTACCGAATTTATGACCATGAGGACAAGGATTTAGAGGAGCTTGGGTTTCTCTTGAGGCTAATCTCGCTTGTCTCCTAGCTTCTCTTTCATTTATAGGAAAGTCAGGGATGTCTTTTTCTTCAGTTTTTGCAGGTGGTTCATATTTCTCTGTTGCTTCTGCCTCATCCTGTTGATCTTGCTCCGAATGATAGGCTTTGTAGACTTCTTCATAAGTAGGGATAGTTATGAAATCATCTAAACATAAAGACTTCATAAGAATTTCATCAGGGATAGGTTTAGGTCTGGCAATAAAATGGAAGGAAACATACTCTGTAGATAGTTGAGTTTTACCCTTCCTAGTAAAAGAGATCATTTTGCCTGTGTCAGGGTTAGTGTAGTTTTCTGATCCCCCTACGCTAACTCCTGCAATTTTAGGAATTTGTGCCTGGTTGATTAGAGGTTGCTCAAACAAAAACTGTGACACTTCCCATACTTGAGGTCCCTTTGTTTCTTCTTTTTCGTTGTCATGAACCCAAACATTGTAGAAAATTCTTCTGCTAGGGTTCAAAGATTTTACCATAGGATCTTTTTCATCTAATCCTTGAGATTCTTTGATATAATTTTTGTGTTGACAGATGGGACAGTCTTTCTTTAAAGTCCTAGCTAGGCAAACATAATTGTCCTCATTAGGTCCTATTTTAGAATGTACCCAAATATCAGCTTTAAAAGAGGGATTTCCTACAGGTGTGTTATTAGGATTATTTTCTGAAGCAAGATAAGGAATTACATCTATTAAATGTTCTCCTTCAGTACACTTCCAGATTTCATATCCATCAGGCAGAGCTTTCAATACAGGCTTGAACCTGCCTGAATCATCTTTGCTTCTATAAGCTTCCTTCTGTCTTTTTTCTAGCTCATCTTTCCAGTTTATGCTTTTTCTATCAAATGGCATAATTTATTTTCCTTTCTCAGAATCTTTCTTTTCTTGATAATAAGATTTGAAAACAGCGGAACTTATTATTCTTATAATAAAATACAACAAAGGGACACCTAACATTATAAGTATACCTATTTTTAAATAAAATAAAAAAGTTTCCACTAAGCCCTCCTCACTAATCTTGAACTAGTTTTTAAGGATTCATTTTGTACCTCCTCTGACTTTTTTTCAGACATTTCCTTGTAAGGTTGTTTTCCTGCATAGTAGTTTGCTTTAAATAATTCTACCAAAGCATCAATAGCTTTTCTTCTGTGATCCATAGATTCTCTCGCTGCTAGGTACAGATTCACTTCATATTGAGCCTCAATCAATTCTTGGGACACCTGTTGATGTTCCTCATTCAGTAATATGGTTTGATTTATCTTATTTTCTGTAGGTTTTTCTGAACCTGCTTCCTTCCTTATTTTATCATCTAAAGTGGCTCTTAATACTGTAAGTTTTTCTTTTAATTGATCTCTTTTCAAACAAGCTGTAGCCCATCTCGTAGACCATTCAGCACAAAGTGAGGCTTGTTCTAAAGCATTTTCATCTAAATTGCCTAAGTCAAGCTTGGTATCTTTTATTAAGTCATTACTCATTGTCTACTCCTTTCTTATTTATATTATAGCATATTTTTGAAAAAACTGAAAATTTTGTTTTTTTATTGCTCCTGGCAGGACTTTAGGTCTTCTATTTGTTTATCCCTATCCTTTATTTCTTCAAGTAATTCCCTTACCAAATATATGGGTACTACTCCAGAAGTAGATACAAACCTAAAAGACCAAATTATATCTTCTACTCTTTTCTTTAGCTCATTATATGGTTTCATTGTTTTTCCTCTATTGCCCCTGGCAGGACTCAATACCTGCTAACCGTCTGCCCGCCTAACGTCAATCGAACGGTTGGAATGCTCTCCCACTGAATGGGGCATATTAGGCAGTCCATGCGTGTCCATCCACACCGCAGGGGCAAGAGTTAATTAAATTTGCAAGCTTGGTACAAAGCCCAAGTCATGCCTGCCTTTTTAGAATACATCCAATTTTCAAAAAATATCTCCATTATTGTTGCAACCTTATCATTTGCTCCATCTAAAAGAACCTTAGTAAAATATCCTAAGATAGCATACCTTATTGATTCGGGTTCCTCATCAATTACCTTGATGAGTTCTTTCATCTTCTTCCATTTACCTTTCTCATTAGCAATCAGTAATCTGCAAATATCAATAACTGAAGCTTCCTGAGTTTTAAAACTTGTAACAGCTTCTAAGGCTTTTTCCTCATCCAGAATATCTATTACCGAATCAAGTAAAACTAAGGCTTGTCTAGGACATCCTTCAGAACACTTTACAATTTCTTCTATGATAGAGTTAGGATAGCCTTCTAATCCTTCACTTTTTAATACTGATTTCAATAAGTCAGTCATTTGGTGCATTAGTAACCCCTTAGTTTGGAACATCATACACCTTGTTCTTATTGTCCTTAAAACTTTTTCCGGTTCTGTGGTACATAAAATGAAGATAACATGTGAGGGAGCATCTTCTAGGAGTTTCAATAAAGAAGATTGAAAATCTAGGGTTCCTCTATGTACTTCATCTAACAGATAAATCTTAAATTTTCCATCTAAAGGAGCATATCTACAATTTTGATCTATTTCTCTTACTGTATCAATACCCCTTGCTTCAGCGGTATTATATTCCATGAAATCTTGTCCATTACATCCGAGAAGACTTCCTATTATCCTAGCAAAGGTAGTCTTTCCGGTTCCTGAAGATCCGTGAAACAAGAAGGCATGAGGAAAATCTTTTTCCCTAGAGAATACTGACCTTAAACTGTCTTTTATGGAATCATTACCGATAACTTCCTCAATAGTTTTTGGGCGATAATCAATAGCTAGAGGCATTAGTTCTCCCTTTCTTTTATTGTCCCTGGCAGGACTCTCTCATATCCAAGTCGGTCTCTCTTTTTTGCATTTTGAACACCAATATACATAGTAGTAGTAATGATCTGCTATTAGTTTTTTATATTTTCCATGAAACAAATAACATAAAAGTTTATTCATCATTCTATCCTTTAACATACCCCTCCTTTAGTTGTTATTGCCCCTGGCAGGACTCGAAACCTGCTTGCTGGCATTCTGACTCACTTCTTTAACTGAGTAGCCAGTGCTATGTCTGTGCTCAAGTGTGTCCTTCCACACCGCAGGGGCATTAGTTCTCCTTTTTTTTTTTTGTTTTATCTAAACAATATTGACAAAATTCTCCGTTTTCTTTAAAAAGGGTTTCGTGTTTCTTACATTCTATGAACCCTTCTCCTAAATTAGCCCAATACTTTTTCTTTAGGTGATTAAATTTTTTTTGGTTATATTCTATTTTATCATTCAAATTTTCGTTCCTTAGCCAACTTAGCTAATTTAGTAATTTGGTCATTGATTTCAATTTCTAAATTTTGATCAACTATTTCAGATAATTCATCATAAACATCTATCTCCTTATCGGTTTCATCCAAAAGGGCTGTCATAGATACTGATACATCTACTGAATTATAGTTTTTGGACATCTTAAACCCCTTACTGATTGTAATCTCTTTAATTTTCATTTTACCTCCTTCTTGTAATACCAAGATTGGTTTACTTCAGTTTCTTCCCATTCGATCATTAAGGGAACTATCAACCAAGGAAAAACTTTTGCTATTTCTTCAGTCGCAATAAATTCAGTTATTTTTTTTATAGTCTCTTTTTCAGGGGGGAAGCAATCAAATACTATAGAATCATGGATCTGTCCTATTATTTTTGTCTTTAATTTCTCCTCCTTTATGATTTTATTTATTTCGATAAGAGACCACAATAAGCAATGGAAAGCTGTACCTTGAATAGGGGCATTAATTATCTCATTTCTAGTAGCAATTCCTCCTGCATATTTAAACCCATGAAACATTCCAATATATTGATTTTTTTCAAAAAAATCTATCACTTCTTCTTGCCATTCTTTAACTTTGGGCAATTTTTTCCAGAATTTCTCCTCCACCTTTTTTATGTGATTTTCAAACTGAACATAGCTTACAATACCCCTTTTTGCTAGATGATCTTTAATTTTTACGCCCTCAGTTGTTTTTAAATCAAGACAATTCTTCCATAAATCTTTAGCACAAGAAATGTAATAACTGCCATAGAAAAGAGGGAACACTAGGTTATTCTTAGCATAAAATCTTATTTTTTTATCTACCTCACTTTTTTCAAGTAGAAATATTTCCATAGCTTGATCTCTGTGCATATCAGAAGTGGGATCATTTATGTATTCTATCAATGCAGGGTCTTTTGTATAACAAGCTAAAATTCTAACTTCCTGTGATCCATAATCACAATCAAGTATTTGATTTCCTAGCGAGGGTATTATTCCACTCCTTGTGTACCTCTTAGCTTCTTCATCTCTTACAGGTATGTTTTGAAAATTAGGTCTATCTGAACTAGACCTGTTTGTTTTTACCGTATGAAGGTTGAAGAATGGGTGCATCCTACCATCTTCTTCAACTTCCCTCATAAATTGAGCAAGATAAGTACCTCTAGTTTTCTCTAACTTATCTCTCTCCAACATCTTTTTAGCTATAGGATGATCTATGTTAGAAATAACTGAATTATCTACAGAATCTAAATTACCGACTGTCTTTTTAATTGAGGGTAATTTCATCTGTTTGAAGAATAACTCTCTTTTGTCAAAGTCGGAATCTAAATTGATTAACCTTTTTTTATTATTTTCAAAGGTTTTTATTTCTTCTATACTTTTTATCTCCTTTTCTAATTGTTTTACCTTACTTTCAATCTCTTTATATTCCTTTAGATAGTATTCTGTATCTATGTTTATACCGTTGATTTGTATATCTGATAGAGCTTTTAAGCCTTCCACAATGAAATCATGGGTGTATTTTAATTTCTTATCATCTCCGATCTCTTCTTGTTGGTCTAAAAATAACCAATTAGTAAAGATAGCATCTAATCCATTGTAAAGTAACAGATCATCTAAAGGTATGTCCATTACTCTATTAAATTTGCCTTCTTTCGATTCTAACAGATGTTTTACAGATTTATCATAATCATCTGCGCCATACCTAACAGCAGATTGAAACTTTAATCCTGTAAATCCCTTTCTGTTATCAAGTAAATGAGTAGTATTCATAGTACAGGAATGCCATGATTCAACATTTACTCCAAACTTCATAATAGACCACATATTTTCATAAGGTATATTTTGTGCTACTTTTTTCATTGGATGAGTTAGCACCTGAACCCATTTCATTTTTAAATAATCTAGTTCTCTAGGTTTCCAATAGTCTCTGTATTCATAAGGGAAAGCGTAGGAATTAAATTCAGAAACAGCAAAGGCTATGGAAGCTATTTTAGCCCTACTATCAAAAGGTTTAAGGCAATTTGTTTCATAATCAAAGGTGATTAAGCGGTCTTTGTTTAAAACATCATTCAAAACTGCTATGATTTCATCAAAGGTTTTTAGTTTTATAACATTGGGATAATACTCTGAAACATTTACTCTTTTTTCTAATGGTTCTATTGTTAGATTGTGTGCCATTTCCAGAAGATCAGATTTGAAAACATTTTGTACAATTTTATCATCCTCTTTTCTTTTGATAAAGCTTGGATGAAATGTAGGCATCACCCAGGCCCCTATTCTGTGATCGGGGAATCTTAATCCTCTCCATAAAGTTATTGATGTGTTAGTGAACCTGTTCATGAAATAGGATTGTACTGCACTACCTCCAAACAACCATATATGTTCTGGTTGTAGTTCTCTGATTGTTCTATCAAGATGTTCTTTACAACATTGTATTTCTTTTTTATTAGGTGTTTCATTTCCAGGTTTTCTGCATCTTATAGCATTGTCTTTCCAACAATCAAGATCAAGATCAACACCCAGGTTTCCTAAACTTCTTCTAAGAAATCTACCTGTTTCGCCTACAAATTGTATCCCTTGCTTATCTTCTTCCTCTCCTGGTTCTTCTCCAATAACTAAAATTTTCTTTCTACCTTCTCCTGAAGGTTGCATTTTAGGGGAATCACATCCTTTAAATAACTTGCAAAGAGAACAAGGAGAAGAATCTACTCTTAATTTAGTAAAATCATCTGATGGAAAAAATCCTTTTATTTTCATAAGGAATAAACTCTCCATATATTTCTGAAGCTTTATTTATTCTAGCTAATACAGCTTCTTCTTTTGAAGCAAAAGTACCAATATGTGTTGTCTTTTTATTTATCTTTATTTGTGCTACCCATTTTCCATGAGAAATAAATATACCCGAATACCCTGATTTATTAAATTTTGATAGGTTTTTGTTTATTTGATTCTGTTGATGAGTTGCTAATCTTAAATTTCTCCTTCTATTATCTAACTTATTCCTATTTTTGTGATCAATTTGTACACCTTTTAAAGGATTAAGTAAAAATTTGGTTAGGTATATTATTTTGCCTTTCATATAAGACACCACGTACCCATTAGAATTAATACACCACTTGTACTTTTTTATTCTTTCATAATCCTCAAAATCAAAATAGGTTTCCCCTATTTCTATTCCCTTTGAATTATACAATTTCATAATACAGAAAAACTTACCAAAGATTATCTCATTTTTGTCAAACATTGTCCTCTCTAAAATTTTTCCATATAACCTTATTTGCATATAATGTTTTTCACATAATCCTTTTGCATGATGTTTTCTATTGCATCCCTCTACTGAACAAACCTTCATCATTCCTCCATGGGTAATAAAGAAATAACATGTTTAAAGGTTTCAGTCACAAACAAGGCTGTATTTTGTTCCACAACCATGTCTGTTGCCCTATCTAAAATTTGAGCAAAGAATATAGGATTGATATAAAAGGTTATAAGTTTGTCCTTATATTCAATTTCTGTAGAATTCTCAATCCATCCTCTTTCCTTTTTTGCAGTACATTTTATTTCGTTGTTAGCAATTTCTACCTTTATAACTCTTTCGGTATCAATTTCTCCTTCTGCTAAAACAGTAACAGTTTCAATTACTTCTTTTAGTTTCTTAGGCAAGGAAATCTTTTTACCTGTTACATTGAAATAATTTTCAATATGTTCAGGATATTCCTCAAGTAAAACTCTGCAATTAAACAAGACACCATCAGATGTTTTGAAATGTATCCAAGATGTTCCGAGTGCTGTCTCAACTATAGGAAATTTTACCATATCAATTACATTTTTGAAATGGATCAAGGAGAATTTTACAGGTCTGTTCATCTTAAAATGACTTACCCTTAAAGAATCGGTTGAAAATATATTTTCATCATGGTAACAAACACAATTCAGAACTCCTTTTGTCATGTCCTTAGCTGTACTAAACATACAGAGAAATGAACCATCTAGGAAGTTTGTAGGCAAAGGTTCAAATTCTAATTTCTTTAAACTCCTTTTTATTGAATTGATCATAGGTTCCACTTTTTCTTTTTCATCAATCAAGGTAGAAAGTCCTGCCTTCAGTTTTTTAGAACCTATTTTTAGGTAATTATTTTCTACAATCATGTCCACTTCATCTTCACTTACACCATAGAGAACCTTATAAAGTTCCTCACCTTTTACAGAGCATTTGAAATCTGTTTCGTAAGGATAAATTATACAGGTTCTATCATTGTAGGTACAGATGTCATGTCCTGTAAAGATAAAATGGGACATTTGTTGGATTAAATCTTTTTTAGCCAACCCAGGTTTTAGTGAAGCTAGGATATTAACAAGTTGATCTCTTATGATTCTCAATGGTCTACCTCCTTTGGTATTATTAATTCTTCAAAACATCTTTTACATAAGTCAAGTACATATTCTTTTGCTGCAGGAGAAGGAGAGGACAAAATCTGTTGGATTTTTGCTTTAGAAAAAGGTTCTCCCAAAAAGAGTTCTCGGCAAACATCACATTTATAGGCTTTCAAATTTTAAATCCTTTCTGTTTTGTTTTCTTAAAGAGGGCAGGTGGGGTATCCTATAAATAAAATTTATAACAAAGTCTCAGGTCAATGTTATTTACCCTTGTTGCATCAAGAGATTCTATTTATATCCCATCCTCCTTTTACTTTTCTTACCCTCTTTTTATATTTTAAATCCTTTCTGTTTTGTTTTCTTAAATTCGGGTTCTATGATTTCCTCCGCAAAATATTCCTCCTTCTCTTTTACAAGTTTAAGTACCGTTTCACATTCATTTAGATAATAAAAGGAAATCAATCTATTGTACTCCGGCAATCTTTCCTTGAACTCTTTTTCCTTTTTGATGTCTGATAACTGTGGGAAATTACCTGCAAAGTAGAGAATCATTTCTTCCTTTCTTCCAAGGCCAGGGCCATTCAGGTACACTATTTTGCAGATCAAGGAAGAAACAGGTATTGAATTGATCCCTTAACTCATGACTGTTCCTCAATCCTTTTTCTAAAATGATCTCCACAATTTTTTCTTTAATATCAGCCCAAGCTTCGTTATCTTTCAGTCTATAAAGATTGTGAACTCTCTTAAATTCAGATGATCCCAAGCTGAATCCTTTAGAGGAAATGTAGTTTAAAGCTAAAGCTTTATAGTGTTTAGTCAAATTATCAAAGTGTATCTCTCCATCTTTACCTATCTTGGAACTTCTAGTTGACATAAATAATCTCCATGGGGGCACAGAGAAAGAACCTCTAGGAATCAAGACCATTCCATATTTTCCATATTGAACCCATGAACTAGAATCAACTGAATTACCTGTAACATAAATATGGTTATTACATTTTACAAAAAATGCTTCAGAAGGGACTTTCACACACCATAGTTTTCCTGAATAAATTTGTTCTTCCTTTTTTAGTTTATTTACATAGATATGTTTTATAGAAGAAGACCTTAATCCTTTATAATTATTGTATTCATAAACAGAGGTGGGTATACCTAACAATAAACACATTATCCTTATTACTTCTAAATTTTCCTTTTTAATTTCCTTTTTGACTTTAATCTCAAACCCTTTTATTCTTTTTAGACCTGAAATAGTCCCATCTGCTAAAACGGAATTATTAATAAATAATTCCGTTTGTTCTTTTGTTAATTTATAGGGTAAATCAACGGGTAGTTTTTTATTAGGTGCAATAGATAATAACCAATCCGACATTTCCCCGTACAATTCAAAGGAAATAATATTTTCAGTTATACTTTCACAAAATATTTCTCCGCTCCTTATAAGGGCTTCCCTTATTATTTTACACTTTTCAGGATTCGCTTTTTCTGATTGATATATTACTACATTATTTTTGGTATATCTTTTTCTTTTGTTTATAGTACCATCTGTCCAAAACCAAGATAAAATGATCACTTGTTCATTTGATATGTTAGATTCTGTGGGAAAATTGTAATCCATTCCTACACGGTTAATACAATCATTAAATGAAAGGGTTTTTGTTGTTCTCCATTTATATTCTTCATCTCTATGTTGCCAATGAGACACTACCCAACGATGGTTTTCACTAACAATGGTTTTAAAATTCCTATTATATAATTTGTATAACTTTTCATTATGAACTTCAAATATAGGAATTTCTTCTATTTTCTGCCATTCTGTTTTCCCGTAATTGAAAGTCAGAATTTCATCTCCTACTTTTAAATTTGATAAATTGTTCCATCCTGATCTAGTCAATATTGAATGGTCTTCTTCTGTCATACAATACCAAGGGTATCTTGCTATCAACTCAGGAGAAGTCAAACCAAATCCATGTATCTTATTTTTAGGGATAAAGTCAGGAGCTTTACAGATAACTCTCCAACATTGATCTAACCAAGAGAGTAAGGATTCTTTTCTTCCCCCTACCATTCCCCCTAAAGCTACATACTCATAATTATCAAGGTAATATCTTAAATACTTTTCATCTTCATTGTAATGATAGCAAGGAAGAGGTTTTAATCCACAATCTTCCATAACTTTTTGATTGATCAGAGTTTCTTCGGCGTTACCAATACAATCAAGATTGGTATAAACTTCTAAATATTCTAAATTAGCCTTGATAAATCTTATGTAATCGGTTAGATTAATAGTTGTGTTTTTGGTTAAGGCTGTATAAGCTCCAGAATCTAAAAAGATCCTAGTTTTCATATTTTATGCAATCTTCAACCTTATTCATTATAAAAGCCTTTTTTCTCATATAGCAAGGTCCGCACACCCCACAATGCAAATCTCTACCTTCATAACAAGACCAAGTTAGATGTAGAGGAGCCTTAAGTTCTAACCCCATTTTTACTATCTCATGTTTCATTAAGTTTCCAACAGGCTGTAACATTTCTACCCTGTTTTGTAGATTGGTAGCATAAGGTAGGATGTCATTGAATTTTTGAGCAAAGATCATCTCATTATCAGGATAGGCCCCGCTTTCTTCAAGATTATTTCCCAAAGCTATGTAAGTTACTCCTCTTGATTCTGCAAGTGCTGTAGCTATGGAATACATTATTAAATTTCTTGCAGGAACCCACTCCCAAGCAAGTTCAGCGGAAGCCTCTCCATCTGCTAATTGATCTTTTGTGTTTGTAAGTCTTGAATGTCCGATAACAGTTTTGAAGATGTCAAGAGGAACCAAAAGATAGGACATGTTAAGGTAATCTGAAACATCTTTTACAGCTTGAATTTCTTTTTTTTCTGCCCTGCATCCATAAACAAAATGGACTAAAGTAACATCATATCCTTGATCTTTTAAATAGGTTGCAGTTACTACAGAATCTAATCCACCTGAACATATTACTAATACCTTTTTATCTTTTTCAGGGGCAGGTCTCCAAAGAGAATGGGGTTGAATTAGTTGTCCTCCTTTCAATACCAACAGAGAATAAGGGGGAACTTGCACTATTTTGTTATCATAGGTATTTAGATATTTTCTTAAAGAGGAAAAATAGATAGTATCTCCTTTAAATGTTATAAATAAAGGTTTGTAATTCACCGCTAAATATAGAGTATGAGTTTTCTTATCCCATATTGCCATAGCATAGGATCCTACAATCTCATCTCTTAGTACCTCAATAAGATGTTCTACAGTACCGTTCCAAATTTTTTCTAATAATGGAGCTATTACAGCAGAATCAATTTTGGATTCTGTTTTCAAGGAATATTTTTTAATTAGTTCCTTGTCATTTGCAATAGTACCATTATGAGCAACTACAAATCTCTTTGTAACGAAAGGTTGGACATCTTTATCAGTTTTGTTTTCTACATATTCTGTAGTAGGTTCGGCCCTATTATTATTTATAGCTATTTCATAAATACTAATCGGTATCTTAGGAATAACACCTTTTTCTATAGAGGAATAGAGAGTTCCATCAATATAAATACCGCAAGAATCTCTACCTCTTTCTTGTGCTTTTTTGATAATGTCCCTTAAATAAAAGGAATCTATTTTTGCGGAATCTACTAAACATCCACTTATAGAACACATAAGTTATCCTTTCGAGATCCTTGCAAGGAATTCATCTTTACATCCCCCATCATTAGTCCTAAACAAACCTCTGGTAGCTATTGCTTCATAGGGGGAATTGAATTTTTTCAATCCTCTCATCTCTTTGCAAAGATGTCTGGCACTCATTACAAGAATTTGACCTTGAGGTTTTAAGACTTCTTCAAATTCATTTACAATTTGATTCACAAGTCTTTCAGCCACTTGAAGTCTGCCAGAATAATAATCTACCATTCTTCCTATTTTACTTGCTCCTAAAACTAATTGGTCAGGAATGTAAGAATAGTAGTATTCACCAAAGAAGGGAAGCATGTGGTGTTCACAAAGGGAGAAGAAGTAACCTTGATCTATGAGCATTTCATCATAAAGAATTCCATCTTCTCCATTTGGAACAGTCATGATCCTAGGTTTTTTGTCCTGTTGATACCCACAAAAAAGTTCCTCATACATTTCAGCCATCCTTTTTGGAGTATCAACAAGACCATTCCTGTTCAGATCCTCACCAATTTCCTTAAGAAAACCGGCAAATATTACCACCAAGGCATTTTTGTTCATTATTGAGCCTCAGCAGGAGCTTCAGCAGGAGCTTCAACAGGTTTAGGTTTAACAGGAGCCAATGTATCGAAACTCATAACTCCATCCCCATTGACAAGGATAAGTTTCTTGAACCTGTCATATTTAGTTCCTAACTGATTGGGGTTTTTTCCATCTGCTAAAGCAGTAGCTGGAGTAAGTTTAGATCCTCCCCATTGTTCAAGATACATTTCCACCAATTCTTTCTTGGTGTACTTAGCTTCAGCAATTTTGTTTTTTAGCCAAATTATCCTTTCTCCAGGACCTCTCTCTTTCTTTTCCTTGGGCTCTTTCGGAGGTTTAGGTTCTTTAGCTTTCTTTTCCTTTTTCGGAGCTTCAGCTTCTACCTTTTCTTGAGGTTCCGCAGCTTCTACTTTTTCTTTAGGTTCCGCAGGAGTAGATGGAGGAGCATCATCTGTACCATACATAAAATTCCACATATCAGCTACCATTTGAGGAATTTTGTCTGTCTTGTCTGGATGATTTTCAATCAAGTCATCCATCTTGTTGGTGAAGTCTTCGATTAGTTGTTCCTTAGTTTTCCCTACACTCTTGATTTTAGGATCAATAAGACCGGAATCGTTTAGGGATTTGATTGCCTCTTTCAACTTTGTTAAGTCAATTAAACCAATTTCTTTCATAAAGCCTCCTTGATTTTTTTTGTCTCTAAGGACATTTTTTTATTCTACTACTAATATAGCATATTTTTTGAAAAACCGAAAATTATTTTTCCTCGGAAATTCAAAAAATTTTTTTCCCTTATCTCTCATGTTTAGAACCTGACCAAAGATACTTGTGTAATGGAACATTTATTCCAAAATCAAACATTTTTATTTTTATTGCATCCTCAACTAGAGCTTGATCTGAATATTTAGGTTTAACTGCACTTAGGAAAAATCTGGCTCTACACCCATAATCTATCAAACTCTTCCTCACCAATACAGCCTCAGCCAACTGTTTAAAATCTTCCACCGGAATTTTTACAAAATCATCTTTTGTTAAATTAGCAAAAGACCAATAATTCATCTTATTTTGGTAATCTAATTTATAATCCACAACCCAACATAAATCCTTAAACCATCTGAATATAGTAGGTATAGGTTGAGTTCCATTAGTTTCCACACTTATTTTGTATTTAGCTGCGGAAAATCTATCAATTAAGGTGTATACTGCCCTTTCTTGCAGTAAAGGCTCTCCTCCAGTTATTGTGATTTTTTTACAGCCATAAAATTCTACTTGTCTAAAAATTTCCTCTACACTCATGTCCTTTCCAGAACTTTCTTCTTGGGCATATTTTGTGTCACAGTACCAGCACCTTAAATTACAATTTGAAAAACGTATGAAAGTGCTGAATGTTCCCTGTCCCCATAGATTACATTCCCCATCTATTGAGTGGAAAATACTGAAAATTTTCATTTTACCTCCAATTCAGCATAAGAATCGGGTGTTTCATACAACCTAAGCCTTTTTAGATCAGGTAGTAGGTTTTTAAGATCATCAGCTATCCAAAATAATAAGTTTTCTGCTGTAGGGTTTTCTAGGATTTCATTTAACAAACAATGGTCTAATAATTGAATTATCCTACTATTTACTACTTCTTTCAGGTATGAGAAATCCATAACCATTCCTGTTAAAGGATTAACATGTCCCTCTACAACAACATCTAATCGGAATCTATGACCATGTAAAAATCTACATTTACCTTCATAATTCGGCAATTTATGTGCTGAATCAAAATAAAAAGTTTTAGCTATGATCACTTCTTTACCCCTTTCTTTTTTGGTATATTTTCAAGTTCAAAAGGAAAAAAATATCGGGTAATATTTCTGGTATCTCTAACTTTATAAGTTTTATGTCCTGAATAACAAGAAGGTTTATCTAAAACTATTACCTTCTCTTTTGTCAATTTTACTCTGACAATTTCACCTTCACAAAATTCTTTCATTTTCCTCTCCTTTTTTTAGAATAAGCCTTACATGAATGAATAATTTCTCTCTCCTGGGTAAATAAACGCCAACCTTTATCAGTTAGTTTCCAGTCAAAAGGACCTCTATGGCAGTATTTACAGAAGGTATCATGATCCGGACTGTTGAAATCATCCCAATCAAAATCTTCATTTATCCAATCTGCCATATCCCCCATTATTTTTCTCCTTCCTTTGTTAGGATTGATATTTGCCCTGTTGCTAAAATAATAGCATTACCATTTTTGTCAAAAAAGAACCAAAGACCATCAGAATATTTGTAATTAGTTATCCTTTCAATCACTTTATTATGAATAATAACTCCATTAATAATTAGGTCTTTTACGTCCACTAAGTCTCTTATCTCCATTATGTAAAGTCCCATGTCCTTTCTGAGTCTAAATTAACTTGACCCAAGCTAAGTTGTTGTAATACTATGCAGTTTTCTTCCTCATTAAATTCCTTGTGTCTGTGACCTAATAATCCTATTCTGACCAAATGATGTCTTTTTTCCTCCTTTGTTTGGTTTATTGCTAAGAAAACATCAACATGACCTAAAATACCTATCCACTCAGACACACCTTCTTGATCCATCTGTTTCTTGTACAAAGCTCCTCTGTTAGCCTGCCATGCACTAACTACTAAACAGTTCCTTTCTGAAGCTAATTGACCAAGAATCTTCCAAGTATCATCAATTTGTTCTCTTTTCTGCATTTTTGGATTTTCTGGTCTCAAAATACCAGCATAGTCAATTACAATAACATCTGGAATAAATTCATCATTTTGCTCTAAAAGATCCAAGTCCCTTTTTATGTCTTCTATATTTGCAGAAAATTTAGGGTAACTCATAGCTCTGATATTTGAACCATATTGATATTTGAAGGATTTAATGTGATTTACAGTATTTGCCATAGTAAATTGAGGTCTTTCTACAGCCTGAAACCATGTAGCTACCCTGTAATTTACTGTACCTCTGCACTCAGTACAAGGTCTGTAGGCTAAATCTTCAGAATAAGGGGGAATTTCTCCACTCTCTCCTATTAACCTCTCTCTGTTTTTTCTTCTAGGATCACCACATTCCCCTACTTGGTTGAAATGACAATCAAACACAGGGTAAATCCATTTAGTTGCCCCTTCTCCAAAAGCTGTCAATCTTTTATAAAATCTTGCGTTCATTGTTTCCTTATTCATTTCAAGGGATATAAATACTACTTTCAATCTCTGGAATAAAGCTAAAGTAGCAAGTTCTATCAGAACCCAGGTTTTCCCCCTTTTGAAGGCCCCCATCACCCCTATAACCCAACCTCTTTCCATAGGGCCTATCATTCTGCCCAGTTCCCCCGGAAATCTTAACAGTCCCTCTGGATTAGCATCAAAAACAGTCCTAACTTGTTTTTCATCAAATACATCATACCATCCTGTGGTAAGTTTTTCTACTTTTTTGTAGTTCCTTATTTGCTCCTCAGCCTCATCAACTTTACCTATTGATAATAATTTGGCAATATTATCCGCAATTATTTCAAGTTCTCTTTTTTTGAAATATTTTAGTGCGGAATCTAAAATATAATCTTCATTTATTCCTTGATCTTCCTCATACTGTTCTGATAAGTGAACAAGGAAAGCCTCTATGATGTCTGTTTCTTCCTGAGAAAGTTCACCTTTTTCAAGGTCAAAAATATTTTTTATGTTTGTTTTAGGAGATTTTCCATATTCCTCAAAGTATTGTAAACACCAATGACAGATTATTTTTACAAAACTGTTTTTTATGTAATTAGGATCATAGATTGGTAATATCTCCTGTAAAAATTTTTCAGAAATAATAGAAGCAGTGGCTATCTTTTTTTCTACGGTGACATCTAAATCCCTCTTTGCTAATATTGTCATATGGTTACCTCATTCAATACAGCAAATTCTCCATGTAATTCCTTAGCCTTTTCATTGTAAGCTAAAGCGGCTTCTTCTTTAGTAGAAAATGTCCCTATAAAAATAGGGATATAATCACACATTATAAAAGCTCCCCATTTTTTTATATCTTTGCAAAAGGAAACTCCCTTAAACCCTGATGTATTATTCTTTGAAATACCTCTATTTTTTATATTTTCCATTTGAGTGCAAATTCTTAAATTTTCTTTTCTGTTATCCAATTTATTTCTATTTTTATGATCCACTGTTGTTTCCTTTTCTTTGTGGAGATTCAGAATGAATTTTGTAAATGAAACAGGTCCTATTTCTTTGTTTGACATTACATATCCTGTATTTATTCTGTGCCATTTTATATTTTTAACCTTATTATAATCTTCCAAATCAAATATAGTTTCTGCAATTTCTTCACCTTTCCTATTATAAAGCTTCATCCTACAATGGTTATTATCAATGATAATTTCATTAGGATCAAATCTTGTCCTTTTAAGAATTTTTCCACATCTATTAATTTGCATATAATGGTTTACACACAATCCTTTTGCATAAAATTTGTTATTACACCCTTCAATGGAGCAAATTTTCATATTTTCTACCTCTTATACAGGAATAGGTTTTAGAAACAAAGGTTAGGAGTTTTATAGAAGCTTTTATAATTATTAATAATCCTAAGTAATATAATCTTAAAAGGTATACCTTTAATATAGTTGGAGTCATAAACCGGTTTTATCTCCTGTAAGAATTTTTTGGATATAATGGCCGCAGTAGCAATTTTCTTTTCAATGGTAATATCAATATTCCTTTTTGCTAATATTGTCATTCACCTTTTTCCTCCTCTTTAGCAACAAATAACCTTTCCTCGCTTAGAAAATTCACTAAAAGATGAGTAGCTTTTGAGCCACATTTAGGACAATCTTGATAAACATCTACCCATTCACAGTCTAGGCAAAGCCGTGCTTTTGATAGTTCCATCATTCCTCCTCCTCATCATAGTGTTTTTCCCAATATCTCTCAATTATTTCGCAAACCTTTTCCCTAGCCTTTTTATCTAATTTTACCATACAGGCTTCAGAAACATTCCCATATGTTTCCTCGATTTCATTTTCCAAATCATCCCATATCATGTGGTAATAATAGGAATCAAAGAAAGTATTCCTCATTGATAAACATGAAGAGCAGGTTTTTACAGTAAAAAGTTGACCATCTATTTTACCCACTATCTTTTCATAATTTTCTCCAGGTAAAATATCTTCACCACATTCCTCACATTTGTGTGTTTTTACTGCCATTCTATGTTGTCTGGATATTAGTTTACATCCTTCATAATTACTTACTAGATCCAAAGAAATGTTACATTCATCCTTCATTTTTTTTCCTTAGGTTTATAAAGATATTTACATGATTCCTCTTCTGTCCTTGTCAACATTATCCCTTTTGAGGTTGTGGTAACGAAACAGTACCCTTTTTCATATCTAACAGACTTTCGGTAATGTTTACAATTACCACATATTTTTTTCATTTCAATACTCCTTGGGAGTTAAGATAAAGTGGCAATCTTACCTCAAAGGTTTCTTTACTGCAAAAGAATCCCGGTTTTATTTTGTAGGCATCTTTTACATCTGCTAAAATAGCCTCATATAACCATCTAGCCATCTTCATTTCTGTAATAGATATTCCCATCCGCAACCTACTAACATTTTTGATAAAAAAGGTTTTTAATTGTGATGAGGCTTGGATAAATTTGTCCTTGTTATTGCTGCTTAGATCAGTAACAGTTTCGGAAGTCACCTCCTTTTTATAGATCGTTATAAGGTAACTTGTTAGTGTAGGATTATTGTCCATAACCCTTAATGTAGGTTCATTTTGAAGGTAATAGATAAACAGACTTTTTTGGAATTTTGAATAGGGATTGTAAAGGAAGTAATTAAGAGTAATACTTTTGTGGTAAGATTTATCCACAGGATAATAATCTGGATCATTGGTTGATATTGCAAATCTTTCTATGGATAAAAACATATCTTCTTTAGGAAATTTATGATTAGCCCATTCAGGATAATCCGCTATTTTACCTGTAAAGAATTCTCCTTTTAGAATTTTCTCCACAGACTGTATGGCATTTTTGTAAGATACTGAGGTTTTACTAGGAAGTTTTTTTAGATTTAGACTGTACCAAAAATCAAAAATATCCTGAATGTGAGCGGGAGCTTCATATTCAGGTGGTTTTATTTTGTAAAGGCTTCTATCAAATGTTGGGGAAGGTAAAGGACGCCTGATTCTAATAAACAAGGGTTTTGTTTTGTCCCTTTTTACTAAATCCAATGGTTTTTCCTTTCAGACTGTCTTCACCTTTAGGTGAAGACTAATAGCATGGTGAAACATAAAATATTATAGTGCAACATCATGGTTTTTACATCTCTTATACTACGTATAAGAGATAAAGAACCTTGAGGTGAAACGTTATAATTTTTGTGTTGAACCTTGCTATCAATTTTTTCTTTGTGTTACTTTCTTTTACCTTGAGAAGCTACCATAGATACTAACCTCATCACCTTTTACCTAATAAAATAAGAACAGGGAGCAAGAAAAGAAAGGAAGGAAACTTGCTCCCTGTTACTTGCTCTGAAAAGCAAGATTGGTTAAAGGAGTGACACACGGCAGATTGTTTATAGTATCTCATGATTCTGATTTTTTGTCAAGAGAAATTTTCTAAAATTTTTTATAGAAAACCATGCATCTATTTTGCAATATGAGCAATTCTTTTAAAAACGTGATAGAAACTATGTCTTTTTGAAGATCGTTTAAATCCATCAGCAAACCTTTTTAATTTCTGCTATGGTTAGAGTAGAGATTAATTAAAAATCACAAAAACAAATCCGATCTGAGTTTTTTTACATCTTCCTCAGACAAATCAGCAGGATCACCTTCCGACAAAGTTAAAATTTCTACCTCTTTTACAATGGCTGAAAGATCATAAGCCAATTTATCAGCTTCTTTTTGGGCATCACTATCATAAAGGATAAAGGCTCTTTTTATTCCAGAAAAATGTACCAACTGATTTTTTGTGTACTTTTTACCAAATGTAGCTACTGCACCCTCTCCTATTCTCCATACATCAGTAACACCTTCAACAATAACCACATTGTTTCTTACCGAATCTAGGTTATAAACTGCTGACTTTATGGGTATTACTGATTCTTCCACAGGTGCATTTTTATAAGGTTCTTTTAATCCTTCAAAAATAGACCTTGCTAAGAAAGTTACCAATCTATTGTGAAGATAAACAGGTACTATTATTCTAAATTTGTAATCTCCAACCTCTGCACAACCAAGCAAATCATATTTCTTTTCTAGGTAATCTGGATCAAATTTTCTTTTTATCAGATAATTTCTGTGCATTGATTGTAAAGGTGTTGCTAGGCTTGGTAACTTTACAAGATCAGAGGTTCTTCTTTCTTTCGGTACTTTTATGTTCCTATCTTGGTATTTATCTACAATTTTTTGAGCATAATTATAGGAACATTTCTCAACCTCTTGGATGTATTTTAGAACTGTTCCCTTAACGGAACATTTCCAACAAGATATTAATTTATCCGGAGAAATGCCCAGGTGTCGGGAAGGATCTGGACAAAATGGACAGTTAACTTCGACCCATCCTAGTGTTGTGTTTTTCCCCTCTGTTTGATAGTCTATCCTTTTATCCTCTAAATATCTTATTATATCAAAATTTTGTAGTGGAAAACTTACCATATTGCTCTTTTTCCCCGATTATCCTTGCTTTTATAGCTTCTTCCTTAGAGTTAAAATATCCTAAATGAATATGTTTCTTGTTTTTCCATAAACAAGCTGTCCATTTATTCGTTCTCTTATTAAGTCCTACTCCTTTATGCCCAGAAGTGTTGTTTGACGGGACTTTCCTATTTCTATTATTTTCTGAATAGGTAGATTCCCTTATATTTTTTCTCCTATTATCCCAAGGTTTTCTATTTTTATGATCAGGAAACTTATTTGCGGGTATTTCCAATAAATAACGGGCCATATCCATACCTTTGTTATAAGATATTGTGTAACCTTTATAATCTTTCCACCACACTATGTCTTTCACCTTCTCATAATCCTCAAAATCAAAATAAGTTTCTCCCACTTCTTCCCCTTCTATATTATAGAGTTTCATAATGCAGAAAAATCTACCAAAAATTATTTCATTCTTTTCCTTTATTATTCTATTTTTTATTCTTCCTTGATTTCTCATTTGAAAATAATGTCTGTGACAATATCCTTTTGCTAAGTGAGGAATTTGACAGTTTTCTATTTGACATTTTTTTATTTTTCTCATGATTTTTCACCTTGTATAAAGATCCAGATAATAAGAGGTTCATAACCATCCTTCCTCGAAATAAAGACATAATCGGGTACCAAAATGATCTACGAGGTAATAATGGCTAGGATCAAAGAAATCTATCAGGATAACCTCTTTTTTATCCTGAGTTGTCCTTAATCCTCTCCCTATGCTTTGCAGGGTAGCAATTTCAGACTTTCCTCCTGCGGCATTACATATTACATTTAAGGAAGGAATGTTTACTCCCTCTTTAAATACCACAGTAGCAATTACAAGTTTAATATCCTTGTTTTTAAAGGCTGATTTTATATCCTCTCTTTGTTCTGATTCGGTAGACCCTTGAACAAAATAAGGCTGTAGGCCTTTTTCTCTAGCTATTCTTTTCAGGTTTTCCCCATGTTCTATTCTGGTTAGTAAAATCAGGACAGTTTTTCCCTCATCAATGTAAGGTTTTACCGTATTAATTACAGTTTCATTCCTTAATCTGTTATTAACAACTCCAGCATCATAAACATCTTGGTATCTTGTCAATTCCTTTACTCTGTAATTAATCGGAATCTTTATTAATTTTATGATTGGTTTAGCTAAAACCCCTTGACTGATACCTTCTTCTAAAGTGAAGGTATCAAGGTTAGGTCCAAGCAATCCCTCTATTGTCATTTTTGCTTCCTCAGTTGTCGGTAAAGTTGCAGTAAGTCCTATTCTTACTGTACAAGGTAATCTTCTTAGGACCCTAGCATAAGTTCCTGTGAAGGTGCTTATATGGTGACATTCATCAACTACCGCAACATCAAATTTTGATAGTAGGTGTGGTACTTTGTGAAAGGATTGTATTGTACCTACTACAATGTCACCTGATAAATCTTTCTCCTCACCTGTGTAGGAAGTAATGTTTTTCAGCCCAAACCTTTTGAATTCTTCCGCAGTTTGTCTAACCAAAGTTAGGGTGTGAACAATGAAAATTGTAGGTTTTCTGAATGAATGGATTATGGACGCTGCTAAAACTGTTTTTCCTGTTCCCGTAGCTGCTTGTATTGTCCCTCTTTGCCCATCTAAAATGGACTGTACAAGTCTGACTTGATCACCCCTAAGAGTGATGGGTTGAGGATAAACAGGAAGTTTAGGAATTGTCCCTTCTATAAAACAAGGAATTCCTCTACTTGCTAGTACACTTTTAATCCTGTCCAAAAATCCTGTGTAGAAATAATAAATTGACCCATCTTTTGATTTGGTCATAGTAGATTTTTGGTATTCTACTCTCTCCTTTTTGTACAAACCATCTCTGTAGAATACTGCTGGAAAAGATAGGATCGGTCTTATTATTCCTGCATCTCTAGCCGAGACTACACTTTCTACTGGATCTATTATTTTTATCAACATTATGCTTATATTATATCATACTTTTCAAAAAACTGAAAATTATTTTACAACCATTCCTGCAATTCTTTCCAAGTTAGTTTTATAGTCTCGAACTTCCATTTGAATTCTTCCCGTAAAACTTTCACCAACTCATTCTTCTTTATTTTACCTGAAGTGGTGAACATTTCATCAGGTAGTTTTAAGACTAATTCTAATAGTTGTTTGGCTTCCTTGGAAAGATGATCTAGCCAATCCTGTGCTATTGCAAAAGATTCAGGATTTTCTTCTTCAATTATATCATCTTCCCAAGTTTTCCAATCTCCCCATAAAACAGCCGCCGCACTTTCAATGTCCTCTTTCATTGGACAGTAACCTTTTTTCCCACGAATTCGGACAGATTGAACTTTAAAGGATTTTTCCTTCTTTCTATTTCTTGGGAAAATCTTTCTATCTCTTGTCTGAAACTGTCCCCCATTTTCATTATTTTTATCAGTTCTAAACAGCCTTGTGCTATTAATATTTGGAGTTCTTCTGTAGGAACTTCCTCTAAATGGTCTTGTAAGAAATTAATATATTCCTTTTCGGACATTTTATTCAATTCTTCTATTGTTTTCATTTATCCTCCCTTTGTTTTAACCAAGTTAGATATTCTGTTCTTTTCTCCTTGCTACCAAAATTGGTTTTTCCCTGTTTCGGGATTTTCTTAGTTCCGATATAATTGCTCCTTGCCTACATCTTTTACAACTATTTTGGTCTGTTACTCTTTTGTAGGAGCAAACTTCTAATACTACCCACCTTACTTCTTTTTTACACCATTGGTATCTGTTTAGAGCGAATCTGTTACAAGAATTGGTATTATTTTTTACAAGTTCCCCCATCATACTACACCATCTACTTTTTATCTTATCATTTTCTTCAAGAAAGATTCTCTTTGAGGAATTGATATAGTAGGAGCAATATTCACAGGTTCCCATTTTTTTGTTCTTCTCCCTCCCATTCTCTGTTCTCTGCTCCGATTAAACAGTTCCAAATAGATAACAAGTCTTGTGCTTTTGGATCTTTTTGTTTTAAGATTAGGTAGTTATAAAGATCCACTAGAAGGGGTTTAAAGTGGGCAAATTGTAGATGTAGACTTCTCATTTCCTGATTTTTTAAACCTAAAACTTTTTGTGGATTTGTCAGGATAACCCCACAAATTGGACAGACCATATTTTCTCCTTTCTAGGAATCTTCTTCAAGTGAATTCCTCTGTTTTTGGGTTTTTTCAAACTTCTCCAATAAGTCATTAAGAGCCATCCTTACCAAAGCACTTTGACTAATTTGGTGCCTATCAGATTGGATTTGCATCCTCTCCCTCAAATCCGAATCCATCTTGATATAAAATGCGGTGTCCTTTTTACTCATTTTCCTTCTCCTTTCGTAGATATTCCCTCACTTTAGGGTCAAACAAGATTGACCCTAAAGTTTGGATGTTGAACATTTTACATATTTCTATCTGCCGTTCCAAAGAAACAGACCTAGCCCAGTATTCTGCTATTTCATCTGTTGGGAACATATATTTCTACCTCATCTTCCCTTACTGATTCAGGCCAACTCACCCCTTTGAATTTTACCAAATACATTCTGCAAGGATCTTCTTTTAGAAGCCTTGTTCCTAATACTTCTCCCTCGGTTCCTATTTTTATGTTTCTACTGGAAACATGTGAGAATAAAGGCACTTTTGTTTTTATCAGCATTAATGTATGGTCTCCATAACTCTTGCAATTTTTGGAGCGATGTTGATTCTTCTTTCTTCGGACTTCAATTCATGGGTCACAAACTGGGTAAGTACATTGTTCAGGTCCCATACACTCAGATTGTCCTTCTGAACTGCATCAGGAAGCAATAGGCGGGTTTGTGTTTCGGGAAGCTTTTCGATTTTCTCCCTCTCAGCAGTAGAGAAGGGAAGAACTTCCCAGATTTTCTCATATTTCTCTAAGGAAACTTTTGTCTCAACCCATCGTTTCCAAAGTCCTTGCTGTTCTGAAAACATAGTCATACCCACTTTCAAAGATTCTTCCATTTCCTCAAGATCAACGGAAAGCAGGTGTCTTTTTGAATACTTGGACAAAATCTCCCCGATCATAGCTCCGTTGCTGCAAATAACCCTAAAAACTCCCTGCCTAGAAAGCAACTTCTTCCCACAGTCAACAGAACTGAAGGCATCCATTGTAGGATTTAAAATGTCTCCCTTCCTAACTTCAAACTCTACATCAGGAAAGGTTGCTTTTACTGCAATCCTGGCCCCATCTTTGTACAGTCTTGGGGTTATGATTGCTTCACCATATTCAGGAAACTTTTTAACAGTCTCCTCAACCATTTTCACAATCTCCTCATGATGGACCAATTTGTACTGATCTGTACAGAAGGAGTAAAAAGAGTTATCCTTTTGGTTATAAATTGCATAACGACCACTGATTAATTCAGTAGGCCGTTTCCCCTTCCACACCGGTTCCAGAACAGGATCAGGGAAATCTAACTTGGGATACCTGCTCTGAATCTCTAGTCTTTCTTCTTTTTCCATAACTCTATCCTTTCTTTTTGATTTTTGATAATACAATTATATCACTTTTTATATAATTTGTCAAGATAATTTTTTTACCATCGTGTCCCAGTTCACTTTTTGCCTTGGAGTTAAAGCCCATTTATAAAAACGGCACTTGGGGCAATAATCGTGCATTTCTATTTTTGTTTTATACCTTATCTCAAATTTTCTCCATGCGTTAAGCCACTCCGAATTACATTTACAATAGAGGTCTTTCTTCTTGGACATTTGTTTTTTTCTCCTTTATCCCCTCACTTCCTTTTCACAAGTGAAGCAATAGAATATCCATCCTCTTTCATCAAAAAACTGGGTCAGCAGAATTACCCCACAAGTGGGGCAGGTTGCAGTTTCCCAGTAATTCAATCTGTACAATTTCCGAATTTCGGATTGTGTTTGCATACTCCCTCCTTATTTATGACGGATTATCCATATTGTTACAAGGACCATCCAAATCATGAGAATAAATTCCCTAAATAAATAAAAATCCATTTTACCTCTCAATCTATTCGTTTAAGGATCTCAAAACCTTTCTAAGGGCTTCGGCACAATCTTGATAAGCTTTTGCCCTAGTATCGTACATGGCCTTGTACTCTTTGGAATCGGTACCATCAACAGCAGCCAAATTTCTCCTGGCTGATATTTCAAGTTCCTCAACCAAGTCGTTCAATCTTTGATACTCTTTTCCTGTCATTTTTTACCCCTCGATCTGGGCCGCTCTTGTGCCCTTGTCAGCAATTGGTCTTAGCAAAGAGATACTCTTTGCATCTTCGTGCCCCTTAAACCATGCTTCTCTTGAACCCCCTAATTTTATATCACGGGATTTTGCATCAGGAAACAGTTTCTTCAGCATATCCTCTGCTCCATTCTTCTTCACAATAACCAAAGCTTTTATTTCAGCAGAGGCATTTTCATTCCTGAGTTTGTACAGTTCCTCTAACCTCTTTCCTAATTCTATGCTCATACTCATGGCGTAAGTCGTTCTATCATCCTTTCTCATAAAAGCCGAATCAGCTTTTTTTCCTACAGTTCTGCGAAGGAATTTAAAGAAGTGAGTGGACAACTCCAGATCAGATTTAGTTCCGACAAAGAAGAAAGTTTGGGCTCTTTCAGATAATTTTACTCCATGAATGATCAGTCCTTTTGTTTGTGATACAACTACTCTGGAATCAAAGCAAAAAGCAATACTTTGAGCTAAAGTTCCTTCCCAATCTTCAAAAGTCATGCCTTTTACATCCATCCTGATAAAGACTTCATCAGGTACTTCAAAATTAAGGACTTCACTCATGGAGATAGCATAGTCCCCCATCAGCTTTGCCACTTTTCTTTTTGCCGCATCAGCTTCAGGACCAAAGCTAGTTCCATTGCTGAGGTTCATCAGCTTTTGGATTTTTTCGATCAAGGAATTTTTGTCAAGTTTATCTTCCATGGTATCCTCCTTTTTGTTCAAATTCTAAAGGATCTACTTTTATTATACCTTGTTCATCCTCAATCACTTTTATACCGTGATCTACCTCCAGATGAGATAGGTGAAACATAACTATCTCATCTGGATTATCTGTGAGGACACATGCCCGACAAATAGATGATTGGGGGTCAAAGCAGTCCCTCATGAGGCAAATCCTAAAACTTTACCCGTTTGAACAATGACTCTGCCGAAGGGATTGTAACGAGTTCCTAATTGTTTAGGATTCTTTCCATCAGATAGCAGAGTTTTAGGAGTTAGAGGAGATCCTCCCCACTTCTCTACATACATGTCCACAATCTGATCTCTTGTATAACATCCTTCCTCGATCAAATTTTCCATGTATCTGATCTTTTCCCCTTTTTTCCCTGGAACTTTTGTTCTTATCTCTGCGGTTTTCTTTGCCTCTCTCCTTGCTGCTTTGCTCGTAGTTCCTGATTTGCAGATTTCCCCTAGTTCAGGAAAATCTTCGCAACAGGAATTACAAGAATCCGAATTAGGATCAAAACAGCCGTAGATTCCTTTTGTCCATAAAGCCCGCAGTTCTTCGCAAGCTTCAGCGGGACATTCTTTAGAGGCTTCTTCAACGTGGATTTCTTCTTTGGTGGGTTCTTCAACGGGGGTTTCAGTTTGATGTTTCTTTTTACTCATGGTAATTCTCCTTTCTTTTCTTTTTGATTTTATAAAAACATTATATCACAACCGATAGATAATGTCAAGAGAAAATTATGCTCCAGTGCATTTTTTTAAGGTATGTTTTTATCATGTTTTTATGTTTCTCCATCTCACCAATTTTTCTAATTTTATGCTTCCAAACAATACTGTCCCTCTTGGGGGTTTGTAAAAAGGTTTATGTTTGCCTTCATAGAAATCCTTAAAATCATCAATTCTTGAAGGAACAAAATTGGGCAATATTTTCCTATCATATCCTTTTACCTTAAATACTCTATCCCCTCTTCCAGACCGCATGAAAATTAAAGCTCCTTCTAGGCTATTGAAGCAGAATACTCCTAAAGTCCAGGGTTTTGCTTTGGTTATTTTTCCTTTTTCATACCATAGGGTATAATTTGCATCATCAGAGTAATTTCCTTTATAAGCAAAGGCACTAAAATACTTTTGTTTGTCCTCTCTCCCGCGACAGGAATTTACCACTTTATAAAACATAGGTTTCTCCTTTCTTTATTTTCTTAACCAATCCCTTAAAACTCGGAAAAGAATGTCCACCTGATCGTATGTTAAGGAAATATGGTCAGTTTCAGGTGTGAAAAGTTGTATCATTTTTCCATTGATTTTTCCACCATAGAATGAGGTTACATACAAATTCCTTTCCCGTTCCCCATACCTTTCTGTTATTTCAAGTAATCTTTCGGACATTTTTTCTCCTTTCTTTATGTTACTTCATGAATGGGAATTCCTTTCATTGAAGGTCTCCTTAACCAAATTTTTAACAATTCATAACTTTCCCAATCTACCATAAAAGTCCCGTTTTCTAGATAAACAACCATAGCCCCTCTTCCATATGATCTTTGGGAAATATGAATTTTGATCACTTCCTCTGTGTGTCTTAATAACCATCCCAAATTTTTTATTTTTTTGCCTGGTTTTCCTTCTCTAAAAAGCATAGGCATTACTATTCTCCTTATTGTAGAATATCATAAAGATATTCCTTAATGTCTTGCCTTTTTCCGAAATTTCCCGTTATCGCTATTTTTAATCCTAATCCTCCTATGGAATAGCTCTATAAGCTAATTCGATCACAATCCCCCAAAAAGCAAAGAGGGAAATCCAAATGATCGGCCAACATATCCATCTGAAAGTTAAGTCTTTCATTCCTTTTCCTCCTTATTAATAATAGTAAATGGGCTTTTCTTTTTCGTTGACAAAATGGGCATTGATACTCATCTTCATCCATTACCACATCTAAGCATTTAGGACAAAGTTTAAGCATCTTCTCCTCCTTTTTTGATTTTATAAAAACATTATATCACAACCGATAGATAATGTCAAGAGAAAAACTTCATTCCATAAAAATAGTTTAGGAGAAATAAGTTCCTATCATGTACTGTTCTCCATCCTCGGACAGTCTGATAACTACTCCAGAAAAATAAGTATCCGAAGAATAACCATGCCACCCTTTTAAATCGGAGTTATGTTCAACCCGTAAAAAATCTAATAGGGAATAAGCCCAGTTTCTATAAATTAGGAAACATCCTACCTCATACTCTTCATCATTCATCCAGTCAAATTCTTTCCTCCACTTTTTGGGCAATTCATACCCATACTTGAAGTTCTTCCACTTGCGATCTGTTTTTATAATAATGTCGGCCATTGTTCCTTACTCCTTTCTTTTAGTCTTTTAACTTGGAGCAGAAGCTATAAGTTTCTGCTCCAAGTTAAAAGACTAACTTAGCAACCACTTCTGTGCTTCTTCTTCATTGGTAAAAAGGGTCTGATGACATTTTGGACATGCGATTTCTATATTCCCTTCTACTGAGAAATCCACTTCATCATATTGGATTTCCCCATCTTCTCCTACATACATTCTGAAGTGTTTCCACCCTTGATCGAATTCATTCACATAATCAATTTTTTGGTTACATTTAAAACAAGTTTTCATATCTTCCTCCTTTGGTCGATATAAGAGTAAGAATCATCATCTTGCCAAGCTGCTCTCCAAACACATTCTAAACCCCATCCGTTTACATCTTTCCAAGTTACAAAATACTTGTAGCCTTTCCTCAGATAGAATTTCAAAGCTTTTGACCTGTCCCAAGTAGTTTCGTACAGTCTCCAGATAGTCGGATTTTCTGTCTTTTTCTCCTGAATTATTTTTATCATACTTTTCCTCCTAATGGAAAGATTCTCTATCTGTTAAGTTTTAACAGATTCCAAACAGAAGATGATCCCAAGAATTTAAGCACTGCTCTATCTCTTACTCCTATTTTGTGAAAATAAAGATCTTTTTCCAACTCTTCCTTGTTATAGGCGAAAGATGAGTATTTGTAATCCTTGTTTCCAGTTCTAAATAAAACCGTTATACTATCTCCACATTCACAAGTATAAATGTCCGCCATTCTCCCTAACTTTGAGTGGAGAATACATCTGGTGCAGGCATGCTTAAAGTTTGGTTTCATACTTTTCCTCCTAATGGAAAGATTAGTTTCTGCCTTATTCCATTCTTATTGATTAAGTGGACTTCTACCTGTGCCCAATCATCAAAAGATAAAGGCGAATAAATTTTGTAATTCCACTCATCCCACTTCTTGTACTCTTGCGGGAACTTCTCTTTGATCTTATCTTCTAAATTTGGAATCATAGTTCTCCTCCATTATTCATCATGATTTCCCGAATTTTAGCACTCTCCATCATTCTCTCGAACGTTTCCCGATCCTTCTTATTGAATCCTGTCTTGTAATGATAGAAAGAACTCCATAGTTTCAAGCATGGTGTTTTTCTTCTTGGTCTTGTGGGATGTTCTATAAAATCACCATCTTCTGTGAAAATGAGATTTGGTCCAAAGTCAAAATAGTATTTCCTTTTTCCTGTTACTTCATCAAACGCCACGATTTGTACGCCTTTAAAGTACCCGAATCCGTAATCTTTGCCAATGTATGATTCTGCTTTAAATCTTGTTCCCATAGTTTAGTTCCTTTCTGTTATTGATCTGCATATCATTTCTTTGCCCCATACTTTACGAGCATAACAGCTTGAATGGGATTATAGTTGCAGTATTTTTGGAGCATTGAGATCAACTCATCATCCCATTTGCTCTCATTGAATGGTGCATCTTTTATGTAATGGAATTTAGACATTCTTGGTTTTTCTTTAGACTTGAAATTTGGTGGTGGGATTAAGTTTCTTTGATGATTTGGCTTGTTGTATCTGAATAAACGCTTGGAACTAATTTCTGCTTGGAAGTAAAACATCGTGATCTCACTTTCTTTTTTTGGAATTTTTCGATTTTCATAGTAGTATTATATCACATTATATAGATAATGTCAATAGAAAATTATGTTCCAGAAATTATTTTTTCGGTTTTTAGAATCTTCTAAACTGGACAAACTCAAAGATGGAAGTCTTTACGCCATCTTTCTCTAAAGATTTTCGTTGTGTAGTGGAATGGACACATCTTTGCCTTCCCAAGAGAACTACTAAAGCGAAGATAAAGCCAGTCTCTCCCATCACGTGAAACACATCTTCGGCAGACGCATTTATGATTTCTGGATTAGATTGGCAGAATGTCTTCGCCAGATTCTCCATTTCTACATCGTTAATGTGGGGATCAACGTTTGGGAAAGGTACATCTACCACTTCCCCAAACTTCTGAGCTTCTTCCAGTTGCTTTTTGCCCCACTGAGAAGTTGGATGATTGGAAATGTTGAAAAACATGTGAAACGCTCCTTTCATTTTATTTGGTAAAAGTCAGTGCCATTGATCTCATAAGCTTTTTCGAAAGTGCAGGGATAAAAGATTGCTTTCTCACAAGTGCCAAGAGCAGATTCGAGTACCACGGACTGCTCGTTGACAAACCCATCAACAGATGAATGATGGAGTCTAAACATCTTGCCATCATCATCTTTGAAGATGGAGTCAAGCTCTCTACTCCATCCTGCCACAGTTTTAACTTTCATAAGAACGCTCCTTTCTTTGGGTTTTGGAAGAAATCTCCCGCAAAATTGTTAAAAATCACTTTTTGTAGAAAAGTCTCTCAAACTGTCAAAATCTTGACATGTCAAAAAAATGACATGTCAAAAAATTGACAGTAAAAAATATTTACAAGTCAAAGAGCAATGTAAAAAATGTTTACACGTGTAAAAAATGTTTACAGTCAAATAAATGACAGTAAAGATTGTTTACAAGTCAACTGCTATCAAAAGAATAGCAGTAGTATAGCATAAAGACAGAAAAAAGTCAAGCTTAAAATCAAAATTTGGTATATACTTTGCATACTGTAAACTAAGTTCACAGTATTACAAAATTGTAAGATTACAAAATTGTATAGTCAAAGGCTATAAAACTGCTATGCAATCTATATGCCAAATTACAAAATTGTAAAACTGTGAACTAAGTTCACACTACAAAATTGTATAGTCAAAGGCTATAAAACTGCTATGCAATCTATATGCCAAATTACAAAATTGTAGTAAGAAAAAATTGGCCCTAAAATTGCTATATGCAAGTTCTATACCAAGTATAGATAAAGCAAATAAAACGGATATAAGAAAGTCAAGGGGAAAAACCTGATATAATAAAATCAATAGATTGTATATACCCTTGATTATAACCCTAACAAAAAAAGATAATGTCTCATATTGTAAATATGGAATAATGATTAAAATACTAATGATAAAAACAAGTTAAGGCATAGATAGACTAATGAAGTAAAAAAAATATATAAATGATAAAAAAAAGCTTGACAAAGTCTATGAAAAGAATATATGTTGAAACTAAAAACTCAAAACTCAAAATTAAGGAGTATAAAAAATGGAAATGTACTATTGCGTGAGAGTCTCGGTATATATTAAGAAAATTGGAATTTCCCCACATACAGCTTATCTGATAGTTGATACTTTACCATCTATCATTAGAAGCAAAATCCTTGCTTGCTTTCGATAATTGATTTTAACCCATGTTAGGTTAATCCCATACCGGAAAGGGATTAGGGCTCCAACCCTTGATAATTGGTATATACCATCAAAAAGGAAGGAAAAGACCATGATGAAGAAAACAGAGGTTATTAAAATGGACTATACCCAAAAAGAAATTATCCAACTTATCCAAGGGGAAAAACCTGTGCAGGTGGTCCCCGTGTGGGAGATGAAAAACATAGATCACGAAACAAGGGTTAAGGAAAAACGGGTGTCCCAGGAATATGCTCCACCAAAGGTCGTGGGGGACACCAAAAAAGAGAGGATCGGATATCTTTTTGATAAAATTGCGAAGGGAGAATATACCCGCAACGACCTTGCTTCCTTGGTGTCTTCGGTATACCCCATTAAACCGAGTACCACAAAAACAGAATTAAGCGATCTTAAAAACCAGAGTTTCAAAGGGAGTAAATACGCTCCTTATTGGCCGGAGAAATGGGTAGGGTATATGGTTATTGAGGTTAATAAGATCTTCTCTCTCAAAAAGCTTGTATAGGGGAGGGGAGGGAAGATACCATGTCAAACAAAAGTTTAGAGTCCAAATTAATCAAGGTCAAAGCGGACCTGGAAAAACGGATAAAGGGGATTGAGAGGGTAATTGCTGTAAGCAAACAAGACATATCCTTCTTCCTTTGGCTCCAAGAAAACCTAATCAAGGAAAAGCAACTAATCAATAGCTAAACCCTTAAAACCCTTGTCTGATAGTATATACCGATTAGGCAAGGGTTTTTTATTGCCTATAGTCCTGTAGCCTGTAGCCTGTCCTGGTCCTGTAGCCTGTCCTGGTCCTGTAGCCTGTCCTGGTCCTGTAGCCTGTCCTGGTCCTGTAGCCTGTCCTGGTCCTGTAGCCTGTCCTGGTCCTGTAGCCTGTCCTGGTCCTGTAGCCTGTCCTGGTC